GACACATTGATACGGAGGTAATTTGAGCCGTTCATTTCGCAAGACAGCAAAGTACACACGCAACGATAAAGACTACAAGAGGTTCGCAAACAAGAAAGCGAGAAAGTACGACATAGACAGTGGCGGGGCATATAAGAAACTCGGCTACACGTATGACATATGTGACTATAGAGCGGTACTGATTACCGATGATGATATGCGAATGGCGTATGAACGCGGCGGGCTTAGACACTTATAAAAGGATATGCAAAGTGATACAGACAACGGCTGATATTATCGAGACGATTGAAAACGATAACATGGAGCAGATAAGCTTACTACTACGTGATCTTATTAAAACGCACCGCGTCGGAGAGGGCAATACTTTGCGCCAGCTTCACAAGCGGTATATGCTTGAGTCTGTACCGATATACGACCGCAAACAATCGGCTTATGAAAAGATCGACAGACGTACGGCAAGCGATTTTTACGGTGACATCGTAGACACTAAAACCGGGTACATGGGCAACGCGGTTTCTATAGACTTAGACCGCGAGGAGTACACCAACAACGGCGTTTTTAATGAGTCAGATTTTGATGCCGATAAAGATGCTATGCATAACTTTTTTCTGGACAACGCGTCGGAGGACCAGAACAGCGAGCTTGTCAGAATGGCAGCTATGTGCGGGAAAGCTTACCGGCTTTTATATCTTGATATGGGCGCTAATGTAAAGTACCAGAATATCAAGCCATGGGAAACGATCTACATATACGACCAGAGTATAGACGAGCCTCAGCTTGTGCTTAGGTACTATGATATCACGGTTGTGGAAGGTGCCAATAAAAAAACCGTGACTAAGGTTGAGTGGTATGACGCAGACAGCATCAGGTATTACATAGACAACGGACGTCTCGACTTTGAAGTCTACCAGCCTGAGATGTGGCGTGATAATTTGTTTGGTCAGATTCCGGTCATGCTATTCGCCAACAACGAATACGAAACCGCTGAGCCATTGAAGGCCATGGACTTGATGGATGCCTATGATGCAATCATAAGTTCCACCACCTCCGAGATCGAACAGCTCCGCCTTGCCTATATGTATATCAAAGACTCAGGGCTATTAGTTGATAATGAGTTTATGAAACAACTGGAGCAGACAGGGATTTTTCCGCTTGGCGAAGGTGGGGAAGTCGGCTTTATAAACAAGCAATTGGCCGACGGCCCGGTTCAGAATATTCTTGCCGAGATACGCCGGAATATATACCAGTTCAGCAAGTCAATCGATATGAGTAAAGACTTCGGTGGTGACATGCGTGTCATAGGCTGGCAGGTTGCACTACTTAACCTCGAGAACTCTTGTAAGATTACAGAACGCAAGTTTAAGCGGTCATTTCGCCGGCAGTACAAAATCGTAACCGATTATTGGCGTGAGTTTAAGGGTATCGATATAGACGTTAATTCAATGACGTTTACCTTCACCAGAAACTTTCCACGCGACATAAAGTCCGAGGCTGAGACGTTACAACTGCTACTAAGCACGGTAAGCACAAAGACGGCGTTCGGCCAGATGAGTTTTATTGATGACGCAGAGGACGAGGTTGCACGGATGGAGATGGAATCTGATCCATACCGAGAAACAGGTGGCACTACCGGAGCGCCTATCGGAGGGTCAGGCGATGAGATACAAAAGCTTGCCATGAATGGGGCGCAGGTTTCCGCTGCACAGGGCATTATCCAGTCAGTAGCCGATGGCCTTCTTCCTCGTGATGCGGCGGTCCAGCTTATGGTCTCTGCTTTTCCGGCTATCGGTATAGAGGTTGTCACTTCGATGATCGATTCATCTTCTGGGTTTTCAAGTAGCCAAACCGGGGGCCAGTTAGGTGACGCGTGACTTAACTACTAATAGCCGTAGGATATCTAATCAACTTAATTTCTTACCTGAGTTTGCCACTAATGAGCTATTAAAGTCTTACGACTCTGCGCTTAATGATATCAGGGCTACATTGCTAAAACTATACGACCAGTACAACATAACCGGGGATTTAACAAAGGCGCAACGAACGCAGTTCTTGAGGCTCTCGAATATTGAGGCTGAGATTATAAATTTGAATGCGTCCTTACTTAGTCGAGAGCGAGGACTTTATAAAGCAAGTTTCGCAGGTTGCTGTTGACCAGTCTTACTTGCGCCATGGATGGGCTATAGACCAAGCGGCGGGTGTTAAACTTGGATGGGGTGGGCTTTCTGATGTTGCGGTAAAGAGCGGCTTCTGGAAATCGGCCGGGGACTTGGCAGAGCTTAGCGGAATACTTTCCGAAAAGGAAATAGTCCAGCATGCCAAGGTTACTTGATGATGCTTTCAAAACATGGCCAAAAGATTCTACAAAGTGGTTGTCAGGTGCGGTTAAAGATGGCGTGAATTAAAGGCGATAGCATACCTGTTATATCACGCAAGATTAAAGATGCACTTGATAAGAGCTATTCGCAGGCCGAAAGAATTGCACGCACTGAGATACTGAGATCGCTTGGAATCGGCGAACAGGTCGCATATGATAAAGCCGCTGACTTAGGTGTACAGGTCAAGCAGGTTTGGGATGCCACGCTTGACAGCAGGACGAGGCCGGAGCATGCGTCACTTGACGGGCAAGCCATGATTAACGGAGTTTTCACTACAAGCGTTGGAAATATTCCTGGGCCAAGGCGTTCAGGTGGTGGCGAAGCTTTGATATTCGTTGTCGATGTTCAGTCAATGGCGAGGTCGAAGGTTTCTCTCCGAGTGTGCGCAGGATACGCGGTGAAGGGTTAGTACCTTACCAGACTTTCGAAACATGGGCTACCAATAATGGCATGGCGGTTAATAGATTTGGGCAGAAATATAATTTTAACACTGTTACAAGCAATGGTAAGCCAAGATAGTTATGTACCAACTACCTTGCCGCCATACAACTTGCGGCCTCACTGATTAAGTACAATGTGCCACATATAGATAATTATGTCAAGTAGTTAAAAACATCGTGCGGTTAAGGAGCGGTTCCTTGCTGGCCTCATAAGCCTGATACGGTGGTTCGAATCCACCCCGCACCATCACTTAAAAAGAAATAAGGAGAATCACGATGGTTGAAGAGAAAGTTGACGAGGCTGAAAAGGTCGTCGAACAAGAGTTTACAAAAGAGACCGTTGAGAAGATGGTAGACGACGCGGTTGCCGTGGCAGTTGAGGAAACTTCGAAGGGCCTCAACGCGAACTTTCAGAAACGGTTCGATGAGATTAAGAAGGAAAAACAGGAAGTAGTCGAGAGTAAAAAAGACTACGAAGAAGAGACCAGGCTTATGGTTGAGAAGATGTCACGTGATGCAAAGAAGAGCAATCTGCTTGCGTCAGGGATTAAGGCTTACTCTACCGCAGGGCTTGAGGTGCCGGATGATGAAGTCATACTTGATATGATCAGGGAAGATTCAGAAGATCCGCTCCGCGTAGTGAAATGGAACATCGACACAATCAGCAAAGTCGCAGAGGCGGCTAAGCTACAGGGCAAGGACGAGGTGGCGCGCGCTCATGGGCGCACAGTTACCAAGACCGATCCAACCGGCTATGGGGGCATGACGTATCAGCAGATGCAAGCGTTACCTGATGCCGAGTTCAATAAAATACCTTCCTCGGTTGTCGAACAGGCAGTTGAGGCAGAGTTAAAACATTAGGAGTAAATTATGGCACTTGATCTTTTTAAACCGACTCTATGGAGTGGACGCTTTATCAACAACATGGATAAAGCACTTGTATTCAAACAGGTCGTGGACACATCTTATCAGGGTGAGATTCAGTTCGGGCAGGTTTTGAAAATAAATGAAATTGGCGATATCGATATTAGTACATACGGTTCTACCGGGCTTACTTGGCAGGATGTCGATGATGCACAGCGCGAACTTGTAATTGACCAAAAGAAGTATTTTGCTTTTCAGGTTGACGACGCAGACGCCGCACAGATGAGACCGCAGGTTATGGATGGAGCTATGCAGAGAGCAAGCTTTAACATGGCCGACGAAGTTGATGGTTTTATAGCTGGCAAGTACGGAGAGGCTGGAATCACAAAACGCCTCTAACCTTGGTAGTTCTACCACTGGCTTAATCTGTATGCTAATATGATGCCTGATCTGATTACCTACATGCACAGGTACCTGAAAGAGAATAACGCAATGGGCCGTCCGTGGTGTGTAGCGCCACCTTGGTTTATGCAGTTGCTTCGTTATGCTCAGATTACCAATGGCGCCGCAACTTTTGACACGCCTAATTCTACTGCCATTGAAGGCATGGGTTCAGGCATGGGTTTTGATTTCTACGAGTCTAACAATGTAAGTAATGACGGTACGGACTATCGTATCATGTTCGGGACACGCGACGCAATTGCGTACGCCGGGCAGGTTGAAAAGGTAGAGGCAATCCGCCGTGAGGATTATTTCCGCGACGGTATCAAGGGCCTCTATATCTACGGTTCCAAGGTTGTGCGTCCTGACCACCTCGGTGTTGTCTACGCTCAGTTTAGCGGACTGACCACCTAATACAAGGAGTAAAATGATGGCTGAAATTACAGTAACCGAACTTACTAGAAATGCGCTTGGTAAGCGATCCGCTGGGGTCGCTCTATCAACCGCCGCAAATTACGTTGACCTTGATGGCATTGACGTAAGCAAAACTTGTTTTTAATATCACCTCGGACGCGGCAGGAAGTCTTGTTTTCGCTTCAGGTGATGAGTATACCGGAGGTGATATCGCTGATCTGACATTGGCGACTACCGCAGACGGGAATTACTATGTGAGGTGTCCAGAGACGGCACGGGTCAAAGATAGCGATTGGCATGTAAACTTGACTAAGTCAACTGCATCTACTGACGCGATGACCGCATACGCTATACTTTTGCCGTAAGTTTTTAAGGAGGAATGTTTGAAAAAGATTGATACGCAGAGCGGCCATAAACCGCCGCTCTGCATTTTAGGGACAGCGGAGACCTTGGCGGAAGCACCGTATGGCGATGATAGTGTTGAGATGTGGGCGGCAGGTACTACAATAGCAATACCGACATGCGAGAGAGCCGATAAAGTTTTCGAAATGCATCCGCGAAGATATTGGAGCCAGATAAATGTTCTGGATAGGTACGTTGATTTTTCTGGTGATGTGTACATGCAGGAACACTATGAGGAGATACCTAACAGCAAGGCATTTCCGTATGACGAGATCAAAAAGTATTTCCACCTTGATGCTATGGGTGATAATCTATACGTCACTAATACGATTACATGGATGTTGTTACTTGCTATATACCAGGGATATACAGATATAAGCTTGTACGGTGTACACATGAGTCATGATACTGAG